TAGAAAATTATACTTCAACTCTACAGAGTAGAGGAGTTGTAGAAGATGATGTTTTAAAAGCAGGAATAACAAGTGTTGGAGTTTTTGGGTTGCAGTCAGATTCAATAAAAAAATTACTCCCGAGTATAGCGGATTTAGCAGTTAAAGAAAAGGGACTTAATGTAACAAGTGAAGATATGGCAAACTATGGAAAACTTATAGGAAAGGCTATGAGTGGACAAACAGGAGCTTTAAAAAAAGCCGGAATTGTTTTAGATAAACATCAGGAAAAAATAATGAAGTCTGGAACGGAAACTCAAAAAGCTGCTTTACTTGCTGATTTGTTAAAACGGAAAGTAGGTGGAGTAAATGAGGCTATGGCACAAACCGATCAGGGGAGAATACAGCAATTGAAAAATGATTTTGGAGACTTTCAGGAAGAGGTTGGTGCGGTTGTTTTACCAGTAATGGCTGAATTTTCATCGTGGTTTATGTCGCAATTGCCTTCAATACGGGAACAGTTTCAGCAGTTAATTGACAAAGGAAAAGCATTTGTTACTGAAAATCAACCGCAATTTGAACAGATAAAAGAAACTATTTTTGGATTAGGAAAAGTTACAATTGAAACAGTAGGATTTATAGTTACAAATTTTGATAAAATAGCTCCTATTGTAGCTACTGTAGTTGGAGCGTTTGCTACTTATAAAACAGCAATGGCAGTTCAAAAAGCTTATACTATGGCAATGACAACAGCAGAAGTAGTGAAAAATGCAGTTTTAGCAAGTGGAGCAACAACTGTTAATGCAATGACGGTTGCTCAATGGGCATGGAATGCAGCAATGACCGCAAATCCAATTGCGGTAGTTATAATTGCAATAACAGCGTTAATTGTAATAGGAATAGCATTATATAAAAACTGGGATACTGTAAAAGCTGGAGCAACTGCTTTATGGAATTCTCTTATGAATTTTTTAAAGCCTGCGATAGATGTTGTAAAGGGTGCTTTTGATAGCTTAATGGGTGGAATAAATGCAGTCATAGGTGGTTTTAATAAAGTAAAAGATTCAATAGGCGGAGCAATACAAAAATTGATGAACTGGAATAATACAAAGGCAGAAAATAAAAGTGTAAATGTGCAGGCAAATAGTGTTTCAGGCGGGTTTGTTCCTGGAAGAAAAGCTCTTGGAACATCTTATTTTAAAGGTGGAATTACACAAATAAATGAAAATAAAAGAAATGAAGTAGCGGTATTGCCAAATGGAACGGAAATTTTAAGTCATGAACAGAGTAAGAAACAATCTGAAAGACCAAATGTTTCAGTTAATGTCACAATTGAAGGAAATGTTATTGGAAATGAGGAATATGCTAATTATGTAGGAAATAAAATTGTAACAAAAGTAATGGGAGCTTATAAGAATATGTAGTAGAAGGGAGTAAAAATATGAAGGTTATGTTTAAAAAAGGAAATGAATATGCAATACTCCCTGTAGTTCCACATATTCATATAATAAATCAGTCTCTGTCTGATGAAGAATTTGAAACAGTGGACAAAGGCTCTTTGCTTTTGATTGGGAAAAAAGGATTAAGAAAATTTGAAATTGAAAGTTTTTTTCCAAATAAAATATATCACTGGATGGAAATAGGAAGTGTTCCTAATCCTAAGTTTTATATTAAATTTTTTGAAAAATACAGGGATGAAAATGAGCCTGTTAGAGTAATTATAATCAGTAAATTTAAGATTGTGCTGAATATGGAATGCAGATATAACTTCCAGCATGGAATTTCAGACAGAGCAAGAGATGTTCCGTATAGTCTTGAAGTTACTGAATATAAAAGGCCGCAGGGAAAAGAGCCGTTGACTGAATTTGAAGAAAAAGTAGTAAAAAAAGCGAAGGAAATAGAACAGCAGGCAATGAATAAAGCAAAAGAAATGGCAGGAGGTAATGAAAAATGGATTTCAAGCTTGTATCAGCGGATGAAGGATTGGATATAATGCCTTTTGTTTCGGGTTTAAAATGGAGTGATAGTATTGATACTCTTGGATTGGAAATGTCATTTACTTTGCCGGATAATTTTAATGATAAGAATTTTAATTTTTTAGATAATATAACACTGGGAAGTGGATTATCTTTATTCAAGGGCAATGAAATAATTACACAGGTAATAATAGTTGAAGAAGACAATGGGAATAATACAAGAAGTTTCAAAGCATATGATTATGCTTTTTGGCTTAACAAGTCAACTACTATTAAGCAATTTAACAAGATCAGCAGTGAAAATGCAATAAAAGAATTATGCGCTGAGTTTGGTATAAATGTAGAAATTTCAAGACTAACAAGCGTTATTACTAAAATTTATAATGATAAGACAGTAAGTGAAATAATAAAGGATATCATTAATATTAATACAGCTGAAAACAAAAAGAAATATGTGCTTGAAATGGAAAAATCAACCGTAAAAATAAGCCCTTACGAAAAAATAATAATTGATAGTACTTATGAATTGAGTAAAAATAATCTGGTAAAAGCAACAGATTTTTTAAATAGCGTAAGCTATAACAGAAGTATTACTGATTTAAAAAATAAAATAATAGTTATAAGTGGAGATGAAAAAACTCAAAGAATAGTAGCAGAAGCAAAAGATGATGCAAGTATTAAAGAATTTGGATTACTGCAGGAAGTAGAAAAATTTGATGAAAAAAGTAAAGGAAACGCTCAAAATATAGCAAATAATAAACTTAAAAGACTTAACAGAATAAATGAGGAGATCAGCTTGACAATACTTGGAAATGAAAAAATAAGATCTGGCCGAATTGTGGAACTTGAGAATGACAATCTCTATCTACATGGAGAGTATTTAATCAAAGATTGTGAACATAGTCTTGAAAATAATAACCATAAATGCAGTATAAATTTAATTCAATATTCTGAAAGTGACATTGAGAACGAAATAGAAGAAGCAACAGAAGCTTATGACAAAGAAAAATCAAAAGAACAGGCCAAGGCAGAAAAAGCGGCAAAGAAAAACAGTAAAAAAAGCAAAAAAGGTAAAAAAAATAAGAAAGATAAGGATAAAAAGAGTGAAGACAAAAATAATAAAAAAGGAGCAAAGAAATGAGTTGGGAAAATGAATTTGCCAAAGCATTTAAAGATAGAGATAATGTCATGCCTATGGGAGTACTGGAAGGCATCGTGATTTCAACAAGTCCTCTGAGAGTGAAAATCAAGGAAGGTTTAATAATATTAGAGTCTGAACAAATTTATGTAAGTCGAGGACTCACAACAAAGCATTATAAAGCAAAAGGAACAGGGAAATTAAAAGGAAGTAATTTAGGAACAATCAGATTAAATGGAACAATGCAAACTACGGATGAATTAAAATGGTCTGATGTTGATGTGGAATTTGATTTTGAAGTAACTTATCAGCTTGAAGAAGGACAAAAAGTATATGTGATTCCCACGACAAGCGAGCAGATGTATTTTATATGTGATGTTATTGAAAATAAGGAGTGATGTAGATGTTTCCAAATGTGAAATTTATTGGTGAAAATGAAATAAAAGAACTGGAAAAAGAGTCATCACTTGGAAAAACATTTCTGATTGATTTTACTGAAGGAAAAATACTTAAAAAGGATGGAAGGTTAATAAAAACGGATGACATAAGAAGTATAAGGATGTGGATTGAAAAGAAATTATTAACTGAAAAATACAAATATAAAATATATAAAACATATGGATTAGGGTATAAAGAAATGCTACTAGGCAAGAGATTTCCTACTCCTTTTTTATATGCAGAACTTGAAAGGGAAATCGAAGAGGAAATGAAAAAACATCCGAGGATTTTAGAAATTGAAGACTTTGAAGCAATAATGGAAAGGAACAGATTAAAAACAAAATTTAAAGTAATATTAGATAATTATGAATCGTTTGAATGGGAGGCGTTTTTAAGTTGACAATAATAATTAAAAAAACAGCAGAAGAAATATTGAATAGCATGTTGAATAATTTGCCTTCTGATTATGATAAAACTGAAGGAGGGCTATTCTATGATAATCTAGCACCTGTTTCGATTGAATTTAGCAATTTTAGAGATATTGTAGATTATGTGCATAAAATGGGATTTGCTGATACATCAGAGGGAATTTTTCTTGAAAAGATTGCAGCGACAGTAGGACTTTCACGAAGAGAAGCAGTAAATTCTGTTGGAGAAGTTCAAATTGAAGGAGAAGCAGGAACAGTTGTTGAAGTCGGAACAAAAATAAGCAGTGATACTTTTATTTTTGAAACAACTGAAAAGAAAGTAATAGATGCTACAAAAAAAGTAATTGTGCCTGCCAAATCAGTTGATAAAGGAAGTGGATGCAATGTAGGAATTGGAGCGATAAAGTATTTCCCTGTCACAATACAGGGTCTTACTAAAGTAACTAATTTAAAAGAATTTGAAGAAGGATACGATGCAGAAACTGATGAAGAACTGAGGACAAGATATTTTATAAAAGTTAGAGAGCCAGCAACATCAGGTAATATTTATCATTACAGGCAATGGTGCTTGGCCGTTCCAGGAATAGGTGAAGTGAAAGTATTTCCATTGTGGAATGGAAATGGCACTGTAAAGCTTGTATTAATGGATGTCAATGGATTAGCCCCAGGAACACAGCTTTTAAAAAATGTTCAGGATTATGTGGAAGCACAAAGGCCGATTGGTGCAACTGTCACTTATAATGCTGCAATTTCTAAGATTGTCAATTTTACTGGGAAAGTTAGGATTGGAACAGAAACGACAATTGAAAAAGTAAATGAGGAATTTAAAAAGAAAGTAATAGAATACTTCAGGAAATCGGCTTTTAAAGATGATTATCTAAGCTATGCAAAACTTGGAAATATTCTTTTAAATGTGACTGGAGTAAAGGATTATCTTGATTTTAAAATGAATAATGGAACTACAAATATTACTTTAGGAGCAGAGGATGTGCCTACATTTGGGACGGCTAAAATTGAGGTGATGTAATGGAAAAGCTTATAAAATACATGCCAAAATATTATAGAAAAGTTGAAGAAATTGTGAATCTGCAGAAGTCGATAGAAGATGTTGTAGATGAAGAAGAGTTTCTGAAAGGCGTTTTAAGGCAGAAGTTCGTGCAAAGCTCGACTTGGAGTCTTGAAAATTGGGAACAGATATTTGATATAACAACGGATATATCTTTATCAGATGAAGCTAGAAGAGAAAACATAATAGCAAAAATGCAAGCTGGGAAAACAACAACGATAGAAATGCTTAAAACAATGGCAGAAGTATTTAGTGGTGGTGAATGTGATGTTATAGAAGTTAATAATGAATATTTTTTTTATATCAAATTTATAGGGATTTACGGAATCCCAGCAAATATGGATGGATTTATCAAAGCGATTGAAAGGGTGAAGCCAGCGCATTTAGGATTTAAATTTATATATAGTTACATGACTTGGGATGAATTTGACAGATACAACAAGACATGGGACGCTTGGGATAGCTTAAATTTAAATTGGGATGACAGAGAAAAATATAAGGAATAGGAGGTAAAAAAATGCCAGCACAGAAAAAAACAACACTGGGCCTTAATCAATGGATAGGGAGTGAATATCCAAAAAGAATAGATTTTGTTGAAGATAATAAAATAATAAATGATGAACTTGAAAATAGAGTAAAGCACACAGACCTTGCGGAAGAAAATAAGGCAGGAATAATAACATATGCAAAAATTAAAGAGATAGCACCAAAGCCAGATTTGTCGTCATATGTGAGATTTGATAATTCAGGCTGGAACGCTTGGCATGGTAGGAGTTCCACTTCGAATAATGAAGCTTTTTTAAAAGGGAGCTATTCAGAATCTTGGGGTCCGGGGAATCATCATATGTATAGACTAAATAAATTTAATGATATTGATGCATATGTGACTTTACAAGTTGGAACAGATAGACTGTATTATAGGCATAATAAACGAAATGGTAATAATTTTGTATATTTTATAGATAATCTTGACATGGTATCAAGAGATAATAATATACAATATGCGCATACTAGAATAACAGAAACATGGAATAAAGCTGCTGGAGCATGGGATAGAACAGAAAATATCTACTGGATAGTTAATAACGACACGGTAAGAGAAATAAGACTGGTTGGACACATTGCATGTACTGTTATGTATGCTAATCAAGCTACTGAAAGAGAAGGATATGTTGTCACAAGTGTGTTAAATACAAATTCCGATCACTTAGTTGATGTAGTTACAATGAGAGCACTTCAAGCAAGACGTGGCGGTGGAGGACAGATCTGGTATAACACACCGTTTGGATAAAAAGTTAGGAGGATAGAATGAAATTTATAGTAGACAGAACTGAAATAAAACAGTTTGAGGATGGCATGAAGTATATCGCCATCTTTGATAAAGATAATAAAGACTGGTACGAGGAGCTTAAGAAATTTGATAAAGATACTCTTAAAGTTATGTACAACAAAGATACACATTTAGTATTTAGTACAAATACAGACGCTTCAATGATAGCTCCGACTATGGTCGGAGATGTGGTAGAAGAAATAGAATATCAGGAAGTTGAAGTTGCTCCTGATAACTATTTTGTAGGCGGGAAAATTGTAAAATTAAAGGAATGCGAAACAATAAAAGATGGAAAGATTGTATTTAATAGAGATTTTAAGCTTGAGCAAATAAAGAAAGACTTATCTGAATTAAAGGTTGAATACTCTGAAAGCGAATTTTTGTTTAAAGGAAAGTACTGGCAAAGAAACAGAGAAAAAGGCGACAGGGACAGTCTCACAAGTCTGATTTTATTGATGACAATAACTGGTAGAAAAGAAACAAGTGAATGGAAATTGATAGATAAAGACACTAGGGAACATGTTTATCCGACTCTGACACTTGATGACTTTAAATTGATGGCATTTCACATGCAGTCGCAGTTATCAAAAGCATTAAAGACAGAAAGTGAGATTATTGCTAGACTAAAAACTTTATCAGATGAAGAACTTAAGAACTTTAATGCAAGAGAAGAATTTGAAAAGTTGTGGAATTAATCGTGAGATTTTAACACGATTAATCTCACGATTAAAAAGGAGGTAATATGCAGTTGGAAAAAGATAAATTATATATAAGCTTTCACAGGCCAAAAAGCTTAATAGGATTTTTAATTTCTGCTTGGACTTTAGGAAATTATTCGCACTGTGAGTTTATTTATAACAATGAAGTATATCTTGCAAATCCAGGTGGAGTTAGGAAACAAGCGTATAAATATAAGAAAAACTTTGATATTTATGAACTGGATGAATGCATAGAAGCACAAGATATTTTAGATTTTTTTGAAGAAGTAAAAGGTGCAGGATATGATTATCAAGGAATTTTAGGAAGTCAATTTTTGTGGTTTTTAAATTCTCATGATGACAAAAAATATTTTTGCAGTGAATTTTGCTTGAATGCAATAGATTATGCGTTACAGTTTAGCCTGACATGGAATTTTGTAGAGCTTAAATATAAAGGTTATCATAAATTTAATCCTTCCAGGCTTTATAAATATTTGAAAGAACTGGAATTAATAAAGGAAAAGGTGATGTAAATGGAAGTAAGAAATTTAATAGGAAGTGAATTTTTAAATGATGGAAAAGAATTAAAAGTAGTAGATGTAAAAGTTGAAGGATTAACTGTAATATTAACTACTGAAGAAATAGAAGGGAGTAGAAAAGCAAAATATTCGTTTGGTCAAACAAGTCTGGATAAGATGTCAAAAGTACATCCAAAACTTGTTGAAGTTATGAAAGAAGCAATTAAAAACAGTCCATTTGATTTTAGAATTACAGACGGAGCTAGAACAGCAGAAGAACAATTTGTGTTGTATCAACTTGGAAGAACCAAACCTGGTCGGAAAGTGACAAATTGTGATGGCTACAAGTCAAAATCTAACCATCAGATTAAATCAGACGGCTTTGGCCATGCTGTTGATATATTTCCTTGCGGAGTTATTGAAAACGGAGAATATAGAAAATTTACTTCTGAAGAAGGGTATGACGATAAGAAATTAAAAATTATATCTGAGCATATCTTAAAGATAGCGAAAGAAAAAGGAGTAAATATTGAATGGGGTGGAAACTGGAAAATGCACGATACACCTCACTTTGAAATAAAATAAGACTTAGAAAATTAAAAAATTAAGTCTAAAAAATTTTATAGGTTCAAAAAATTAAAAAATTGAGTCTAAAAAAAAATCAGGGAAATAATAAGAAAGTTAATAAAAAATAGCTCGCATATTTGCCCTACAATTGATTTAAAATAATTTTAGATATAAATGTTGCCTAAAATATTAAAATTGAAATTTAAGGGCATTTTGTGCTCTAAAATGAAAATGATAAAAAATAAATAAAGGAGAGGATAAAAATGACAGATTTAGCAGTTAAAATTTACGTAAGAGGAAAAATATTAGACTTTTTAAGAAAGACAATACTAGGATTAGAATTAACGGAAAAAGCAAAAACAGGAGTTGAAAAAATGGAGACTCTGCTTGATGGAATCTGGAATAAAATTGAAAATTTTATAGAAGAAGAAAAGAAAAGAGATTTAGAATGGATGCCTGATGTGATTGAAAATTTTGCAGAAGATTTAGTTTTAAGTGCATTAAAAGAGGCAAAAGAATTATTTGATATAAGAAAATTAGCACAGGAAATATTTAATCTTGAAAGAGCAGCAAAAGTTTTATAAACATCAAGGGGGATTAAATGTATTTTAAAGAAATATCAGATTTAGGGATAATGATAGTCATTTGCGGAGTATTTTTATACTTCGCAAAAACAATATTCGACTTGATGATAAAAGATAACAGAAAATACAATGAAGAAATACTGGAACGACTGGAACATGCAGAAACTAAGAGAGCAGTTCTTATCACTCAGAATGAAAAACTCATAGAAGTACTCAATCGATTAGAAGAAAGATTAAGAA